GAAATTGATTTAATAATTTTTGATGCTCATTTACTAAAGTTGCTCTTTTTAATTCTTCCTCAGCATTAGGTTGTGCAAACTTGGCTTGTATTTCCTTGATTAATGCATCCTTCGGCATATTATAGCCAGAGTAGAAATTATCCATAGCATTAGCTATGCCGGAATAATCGGACTTGTTAATTGGTACGCCAAGAAAATTAGGAAATTGAATGGCCATTACATGCCCCCCGCAAATGCGCCCGCACCTTTAGATAATGCCTGTGTTAATGCATTAATCAGAGCTTGTCTATCAGCGTTTTTCTGAGTTGCACTCTGGAATGATAAACCAGCTTGTGATGATAATGCACCACCCAATAGATCAGCTAAATTTTTGGATGCATCAAATCCTGTTCCATAAAATCCCTGTTCCCCAGATAATCCAGTGTTATAAACTCCCAATGCATTTTGCAAATACTGCTGCATATCACCAGATACAATCTTGTCTGCCATCTCACCGTATGATCGTTGGTGTTCAGGAGTTCCTGCATAACCGCCAGCAGCAGCAGTTGATCCAATACCTTTACCAAGTATATCTTTCTGGTATTGTGCGCCTTGAGATAAATTGTAGTTCTTCATTATCTCATCAATGAAACTTGTCGGATTTAATAGTTTTCCATATTCACCCTCAAGAATATTTCCAGCGCGACCGCCTCGCTCGATATAAGGATTATAAGCCTCCCTACCCATGCCAGGTATTTGATCGAGATATTTTCTGGCCTGTTTTGCAGGGTCTTGTCTATTACCGCCAAATAACCCACCAACTGCGCCAGTCAAAGCTCCTGTTCCGAAATCAAATTTCATAATAAATTCCTTTTATCATCACGGATAAGCAGTGGTTGTTACTTTCTGCAATGACCCATTAATCTTGAATACAATAACATGAGCATCTGATTCATACCAACCAGTACCATCTGGCATATCAGGTGCGATTATCGCTAAATTTGCTGCTGTTATTGGTGGAAATGTCCATCCGTTATCACTCAAGCTATTTTGTAATGTTTGATTTAATTGGTCATGATAAATCTGAATCTCAGGCGTTAGAAAACCATCATCTTTTACATATTGAAATTCATTAAATACTGGTATGTTCATTTATCAATTACCTATTTCCATTGTACCATTTTTAACAACAATTCTTCCCGATCCCCAAAATCTTAATTGGTACGTAATTTGATTTGCATATCCTAAATTATTAAACCTTGGCTGGCATTTATAATCACCGCTTGCCTTTAATGTGTAACTTACAACATTACTAAAATCTATACCGCCATTTTTTGATATCGTCAAATCAACTCTGGGTTTATTTGTATAGCAATAACCACCTTCAACTAGCAAAGGTAAACCATCTTCACTATAAATAATTGTTTCAGTATCTTCTGTGAGAATATAACCGAAACAAACAGGTGTATTATAAGCATCAGATGTTGTTCCGCTTTCAATGGTAAATGTGAATAATTTTACCTTGAATTTCTCAGGTCTGTTTGACATACGATAAGTATTTGTCAACCTTACCCGTGGTATTTCGTATACCTTATCAACTACCTCATCCCCTGAATTTGCAAATGTATCATATGTATTAAAATCACTATTTAATTCATAAAGCGCACCGTCTTTATAACTTAAAAAGTAACTATTATTATTAAAATACACAATTTGCCTTGCTGGAAAGGTCGTGAAATCCCAGTCGGTAATATCATATATACGATTCGTCGTGAAATCGTACATAATACTGAAATTGTCAGCAGCATTAAGAAAACTCAAGATATAAAATAAATGACCACCTTGGCGATACAAAATTGCCGTTGACTCACTTGGATGTAAAACACTTTCCAGTAGATGATCCAGTCCGTCCGTGGATATGCGCTCTGCGCTGCCTCCTTTCATAACCATCAATGATGATGATGATTTTTCATTTATTCCCAACCATGCAACAATTTCATCATTAGCTGCAATCGTTGCAACTGATGCTGCACCATAGTCAATATTGACTTGTGAATTTCTCTGGTAAACTAACAATCCGCCAACGTTATTCCATATCTCGCCAACCGTTGAACCAAGTACAAGAATGTTATTACCTTTGCCTGGTATTCTTATGGCTGACTTTGCAAAGTCTGGCTTGGTTTGTATTGCTAAGGTTTGCACCCAATTTAAATCGTATGCATTTCCTAATGTTCCATCCGTTCCCGTTTCAAATATCACCCATTGCGAACCGAAATTAGTTGTTAATGCATTCCCAAATATAAAATAGGTATTGTGATAGGTGATGTAATTCGGTTGAAAATTCGTATCACTTGGAACGTTGTTATATACCGCTGCACTGATTGCACTTGCTGCTTCTTTATAGTTATAAATATAAGCTGTATTGCCATCAACAAAACAAATTTGTGATGACAAGTTTTCATCAAAGAAAACCTCTCCTGTTGTAGTTCCTATTGAACCAATCTGAATGGCATTAGCGTTTGTTTGATTTATTCTGTATACGCTAGCATCAACAACAGCAACAATAAACCCACCGCGAACAGAATGAAATGCGCCACGTCCTTCTCCACCATTTTCTAACAATCGCAAAATAGAGGCATAGCCAGGGAAGTTAATTAACCATTCTTCTTCGCCATCACCAGATGATGTGATGAACATGTTGTATGTGCGTTCTACGGATATAGTTGGAAAGCGACCAAATACAGAACTCCCGACAATTCGGACAGGAACATCTTGTGATTGTGTCGTTAATCCCATTTAAACTAATCCGAATATAATGTTTACCAGCTATAAGGCATGAAGCCTGATGTTCCCAAATTAACTACTGCGTAATTAATTGCACCACCACCAGATAGTGAACTTAACTTTTGCTGCTTCAAATCAAGTATATTTGTATTGTTTGAAATCCATCTGTAATACTTGTTTAATTGATTTGTCACATCAACAGGTACAGCATAAGAATTGAAATTGCATAATCTTTCAGCCAGTAAGTATTGCAGGAAGTTAGTATAAAATTGATCTAGCGTGAGCGATAAATCCTGAAACAATGTCACGGATGTTAATCTGAAACTTCCCCATATTTCTAATGGGTAATTTGTATCAGGAACAAAATATAAAAATAATGTTCCGCCACTCAACTTGCGTTCAAAATGCCAATTCCAAGGCAAGCTTGTAATATTAACAGGTCTAAACGTTCCGAAATAATCTTGTCTTTGCATGTTTCTGGTTTGATAGCGAATACTTTGTATGTAAAATGTAAACACATCAATATCAATGATATTAGGGATAAAATATTCAGATGTTCCAGCCACGGCGTTTGTTGTATATTTGTCCGTGTATGGAATCGTTCCCTCATCAATAGTTCTATCAGCTATCACCTCATTTAAAAGACGTAAGCCATCAGTGGTTTGCGCACCAGTAGGCGATTCAAAATCCCTGCTTATTATCCCACTCGTATAATAAGCATTTGTAATCAAGCTACTTGTTAACAAAGCCATAATGGCTACCTCTTTAATGCTTAGATAGTGTATTGATAACCAGCTACATTAATGGCGACCGTACCCGCTGATACTTTGTAATTGATCTTAGGTGCGCCAGTAGCCAATTGCGCTTGAACATAATCTCTTACTAAAGTATGAGCTGTAGCACCAGCTACCAATGCAATATATTTGACGGTATCGCCAACCGCATTCAATGGCTGTAATGCATATGTGTCTGCTGCTGCGTTTGCTGTCCAGTTTGATTCAATCAATACAGGTACATTTGCAACGGGTGGAACAAATGTTGTTAATGTAACTGCCGCATAAGTTCCTGAGTTACCAGCGGTAATAGCAGTTGCAATCGGTACGTCATAGACAAACAAACGCTCATTAGAACTTCCGCTCCAATAGCCAGCAAGAAAATGTGCTGAGCCATCAGTACGAAGATAACCGATTAAGCGATACATATCATAGCCAACGGGAAGCAATGGTGATGTAAGTGTTGCAGATAAAATAACGCCAGGATCATTATTAAATGTTGAATCGCCAACAGCATATAATGCATATAATGTTGCATTACCAAGTGATCCAGAATCCAATCCGTTGATTCCGTTTGATGTTGCATTCAATGTCACTTGAGCAGATAAAACAATGTCATTTACATTGCTGCTATCTCTAGCTTGACCCGCTTCGACTGTTGCGGTAGTAGTGCTTGCAATTGCAATTTCCAAACCTTGTACGCTTAAATATCCTGCATTTACGACTGGTATATTAACACCCATTTTAAAACTCCTTTATCCATAAAAATAGTGCGCATAAAAATTTATACGCACCATCAATGTCAATTAATTAAAGTGGCATGATAATTGCCATGGCGTTATCACTAACCTGAGTTTTACCCCAGATAGCATCATGGACAGTACCATATAAGTTTTGACCGAATTGCGCACCCGTATACATACGTAAAGCAACGCCTGTATCTTCGTCTTGCTCAACGGATGACATGAACGGATCGGTATCTGGTAATGGCGGAATCGCAACATAGAATTGATTGCCGGATTGAACCATACCAACACGATGTGAAGGCAATGCTTTCACTTGCATACCAGCAACGATTTGTTGGGTAATATTCTGGTTTTTACCAACAGTCGCTTGCAATACTGGGTCAATACTTACAGTTACCTGTGAGCCACCAGTTGATGCAGCCGTTGCGGTTGCTTTGAATTGTACTGGGTTTGCGGAAGGTTTGTGACCTGTGAATGTACGGAATCGGATGTTTGGTTGACCTGATACGTTATCCTGGAATTGGAAACGGTCATAGATCAATACAGATGATGCATCACTAGGTGCAGATGTACCACTAAATGTAATGGCAGTGATACCGCCATCTGAATTTGTGGTAACACTAA